CCGCAAACCTATGCGGAGCTGCAGGCGTGTCTGCTCGCCTGGCTCGACGATAGCGCCGCGAACATCAATCCCGCCGAATGTATCGGCCTGGCCGAGCGTCGCCTGTCGCGGCTGCTGAATGTGCCGGAGATGGAAGCGACGACCACGCTGAATGCGGGCACGGGGACGATCGATTTGCCGGCCGACTTCCGAGAGGTGCGCGAGTGCACGCTCAACGGCTCCCCTTCCCTTCCGCTGGAGGCGACTGCGCCGGCTGCGCTCAGGATGCTATTCCCGTCCAGTCAGACGGGCCGCCCGCTGGCCTATGCCATCAGCGGATCGTCGCTGCTGCTCGGCCCGGCGCCGAACAGCACCTATACCATACAGCTGGTTTACAAGCAGAAGATACCGGCCTTGTCCGACGCCAGCCCGACCAACTGGCTGCTCGCCAAGCATCCGGACCTCTATGTCGCTGCCAGTCTCGCGATGGCGGAGTTCCGCGGCTGGAATGACGCGCGCCTGCCGCTGCTGAAAGGCTGGTATGACGAGCTGGTCGAGGAGGTGAACGAAGCCGGGAAGCGCGCACGATATGGCGGGGCCCCGATCCGGATGCGCGCCATAGCGGCGCGGACGGGGACACGATAATGCGGATCCCGTTCGGAGAATGGCTGCCCGATCGGCCCGCCCAGCTCACCGATGGGCTGCTGCGCGCGGACGGCGTGGTGGCGATAGACGGCGGCTATGCGCCGATCGGCAGCTTCGTACCGATGAAGAATGGCACGCTGCCGGCGCGCTGCATCGGCGCGGGCGGCTATCGCACCGGCAGCGGTCCCCTGCTGTTCGCGGCGACGACCGGCAACATCTATACCTATTCGAGCGCCGGCTTCGTCAGCATCGCCAATGGGCTTGCCGGCAGCAAGGATATCGGCGTGCGCTTCTGCCCTTATGGCGCCTTCATGCTGGCGACCAATGGGGCCGACCCGATCAAGAAATTCGATCCTGCCTCACCCGGCACGATGACCAACCTGGGCGGCGGCCCGCCGACCGCACGCTATCTTGCCGTTGTGCGCGGGTTCGTGATCGCGGGCCATGCGGGCGGCAGCAGCCTGCGCATTGCCTGGTCGGATAACGGCGATCCCGCCAACTGGACTGCCGGAGGGGCGTCGGAAGCCGGGCAATATGACATGGCATCGGGCGGCGACGTCACCGGGATTGTGGGTGGTGAATATGGCCTGCTGTTCCAGGAGGATCGGATCCTGCGCATGACCTACACCGCGGATGACACGATCTGGCAATTCGACGAGATCGTGAGCGACGCGGGTTGCGCTGCCTCCAGGAGCCTGGCGAGTTGGGGCAAGATGAGCTTCTTCTGGTCGAACCGCGGTTTTATGGCGTGCGACGGCGTGAGCGTGCAGGCGATCGGCGACGAGAAGGTGGACCGCACGTTCCGATCGCTGCTCAACCGCGACTATTTCGGTTCAATGAGCGCGGTGGTCGATCCTGCGCGTGCGCTCTACATCGTCGCAGTGCCTTCGGCCGAACCGGCGGGCCAGCTCTTCCTCTACAATTATGCTCTCGGGCGGTGGACGACCGCGACGCTCACCAGCGAATATCTGTTTCCGGCGCTGACGCTCGCGTCGAGCCTCGAGGATCTGGATGCGCTTTATCCCTCGATCGACGCGGCGGGCCTGTCGCTTGATGGCGCTGCGCTGCGCGGGGGTGTGCCCAACGCGATGCTGTTCGACGGGACGCATCGGCTCGGCACGCTTTCGGGCCCTCCGCTCGCGGCAACGCTTGCTGACTGCGCGCGCGAACTGGTGCCGGGTGCGCGCGCCCGCATCCGCAGCATCCGGCCGCTGACCGACGCGAGCGTAGCGACCGTAACCGTGGCAGGGGCGAGCTCGCTCAGCAGCACCGCGTCTGAGACGGCTTACGCTGAGCGCCGCGCGAACGGCAGCTATCGATGCCGAGAAAACTGGAACCTGACGCGCGTGATGCTTTCAATCCCGGCCGGGACGCCGTGGAGTCATGCCCAAGGCTATGATGTCGAAGCGGCGGCGGGAGGGCGGCCATGAGCTCGCTGATCAAGGATAACGAGCAGACCCAGACCGAGTGGAACCGCAAGGCGCGCGACGCCACCAACGGGCTGATCCGGCGGCTTTCGGGGTGCGGCGCCACCGCCGACAGGCCGATCAAGGCGGTGACCGGGCAGATGTATTACGACACCACGCTCGGCAAACCGATCTGGCGGCATGCGAGCGAGGTCTGGAAGGACGCGCAAGGAACGACGGTATGAACCCGCAACGGGGAGGTGAAATGACGAGATTCTTGCAGGATGATGGCGAGTCAACCGGCGCGCCATCCATCGATGCTATCGCGCAGGCACTTGGCATCGACCGGGACAGGCTGGCGCCACAGCCGACGTTCGTGCCCACACTTAATGGGGGCATGTTCGGCAACAACGCGAAACGCGTTTGCGTCGGCCCCAGGTTCAGCCGGTTCTTCGCGCAAAATTATCCGGCGGTCAGCCGGATCGCGCAGGCACGCGGCGTGGACGTGTCTTTGCCGCTCGGCTTGTCGGCATTCGAATCCGGCTGGGGCGATAGCCGCATGAATGCGAAACAAAACAACCCTTTCGGTGCCACCCCGAACGGCACGAAGGGTGTGCGTTACAACTCTATCGATTCGGCATGGGAGAATTGGGATCGGCAGTGGGGACCACGCATCCAAGGCACGGGAACCGACCAGGCCGCGTTCGCACGGGAACTGTTGAAGGATAATCGAAAAGTGATCGGTAGAACCGACCAACGCGGCCCCTACAATACACAAGATAAGAGAACTAAGGGGGATCCAAAATGGCTTCCCAAGACGCTCGGCGGTATAGCGGGCGTTAGGAAACGGCTGCCGATCTGGCTGGCATCGGGCTGCTAATAAGGAGGCGGAGGGGCCGCACAGCGCTCTGGACAATGGAACAAACAGTGATCATATTGCTGGCCGAAGGGTGGCTGCCATCAAAGACGGTTACCATCCTGGCCGCGCGCGGCCGCTGCCGACGAGGGGGAACAATGGCTGGAGCGAAGCTGTGGGCGATCATGATGGCGAGTGCCGCGACCCTGTTGGTCCAGCAATCGCCGCTGGCCGCGCGCGTCTACCGCGTCGAGGATTACGGGATCGAGCTTCGCGCGCCACCCGAACGTATCGTCTGCGTGAATGGCTCTTGGGAGCATGTGCATGGATACGGATACAATATCAGCCCGCCGTTGAATTGCGAGAATAATACAGATCACACACGCGCAAGCCTCGTCGGGATTCACGCGGACTTCAACACGGCGGAATGGACCTTTTCCGAATTTGCCAGAATAACCTGTCAAGGGCGGAAGGCTTCGTTGCCCAATGCTTTGTTTGCTGGCCTTGATTTCTACAGCCGAAGAACACTGCATTGCGCGGTAGAAGACAAAGGAGAAATCTCCATCTACGCAATGGCCGAAGGAGGGCATGCCGCAGACACGCATAAATCATGCGTGCAGTACGATGCCTATCTTGTTACACGACGAGAAAGGATCAAAAAAGACCTGCCCCTCTTCAAGGACTTTTTGAGGAGGGTCACCATTAAACCTGTAACCTGTGACTGATGAAGCAGGTATCCGCGATACAAGGAGAAACCCGGAAACTGGCGCGCACGCTTCTCTGGCCCCGGCGATGGTGAGGCATTCAGGACCTCTCATCGAAGGCTGCCATATGGTTCGACACAGGACGGGCAAATCAAATTGGATCGGGCATTCGGGAAGGGGAGCAGCCTGCTGAGGACCGCGGCGACGATTGCGACGCGGATTACAATCATCGCCATGCTGCTTGCGACACTACCTATGGCGGTGATGGGTCTGGCGGCATCCGGACCGACGCTCAGCAACCCAGAAGACGAATGGCGGGGGCGGGATCTTTCTGTCTTATATCGTGGCGGATCTGCTGGTGCTTATGCTGCTTACATTGCGCCCCCTCGCAAAGGTGGCTCGGGCTGCTCGGCGGCGTCCTCGCCTTCATACCGATCGCGACCTTTGTCCTCGTCCCCTGCTGGAATGGGGAATTGTGAACGACCGCACGACACGGAAGCGGGCAGGCGCCGACGTGAGATTCCAGCACCAAACAGCCGATAGGCACTGAATGGCTGCAACGAGTGATCGGCCGGCGGTCGAGCCGTGGCCGCCCGACCGACCCATGTTAGGGAGAGGGAAATGACCCGATATTTGGAGCCTCCGCCGCGCGGAAATGGACGGGCGCCATCGGCTGAGGAAATCGCGGCCGCTCTTGGAAACATGCCGGCAAAGTATCCGACGGTCGCACCTGTCGCGGCGGCAAGGCGGGCGCCACGCGGCGGCATGTTCGGCTATCGTCCGCAGTCGCCAAGCCGCAAAGGCAGCATTTGCGAGCCGCACCGCATCTTGGATGCGATGGGCAAGCTGTGGGGCAGCACCAACAGCGCGCTTGGGCTGCTTGCCGCCGGCGGCTCCTATGTTGCTGGCAAGGTGGCAGGAACCGATCCCAAGTTTCAGATAGGGAACAATGCCATACAGCTACTCAACTCGCCCCTTAATATTGGCAATCGGGCTTATACGCTCGGCAATGTTCAGGTTTACGGAACGGGAGAGGGCCCAGAGAAGAGCACGTATTCCTACACAGGGGCAAAGGTTAACAACGGCCGACACGAAGAAGGTCATACGCTACAATCCCAGTTTCTGGGCCCAACCTATTTGACAGCCGAATTGTGGGGTAGCTTGCTGGGAAACCGAAACCCATTAGAAGTGGGCGCCGACAAATACGGGCTGGGTCAATCGTGCACAGGATTCTGAAGCTTGCACTCCTATGTGCAGCCACACAAATACTCTGCGCCTGCTGGCACGAGCCCCATCATGGCGAACTATACAATCGGACCGGACAAGACATATATCTTGAAACTCCAAGTCTTGCGAAAAAGCTACTGATACATGGAGACCTGGAATCTGGTAATAGCTTAAGATTTCCTGAGAAAATCGAAGAACTGCCCTATGTGGATTATTGGATCGGCGACCGGCACTGTCGCCTCAGCCACGCGGACCTGGTAGCCTCAGCTCACCCTGGCGAAGGCGGCGTGACGACCGTAGATCTCAAGCCCTGCGCGCAGACGGCCCCTGATCAGCCGCGCGCCTCTAATTCGCCCGAAAGATAAGGGCCCGATAACTACGACATCGGTCCAATCATCGCGTCAGCTTTCCCAAGCACTATCCACGAGGTGCCGATCGATGAACGATTGGAGCGGCTACTTGCGGTGGCGCCCTGCTTTCTCGGAAGCGATGGATCGACGGCTCTACCGACCGGAGTGGCTGGACGCGCGCATCCTCGCCGGCAGCGCACAATTCTGGCAAAGCGAACATGCCGCTGCGGTGACGGAGGTCCGGACCTATCCGACCGGCGCCTATGAGGTTCACGGCCTGGTCGCGGCGGGAGACGTGACGGAGGTCCGCGACATCATCGTCCCGCAAATCGAAGCCTGGGGGCGCAGGATTGGAGCGCTGGGGATCGTGATCGAAAGCCGCCCCGGCTGGGCGCGCGTGATGCGCGACGCGGGCTTTGAAGCGCATCAGCTGGCGATCCGCAAGGCGTTCTAATTCCGCTTTCGTTCTTCAAACGTTCATGCTAGCCAATACTGGCAAGGGGGCTTGCGTATGCCGTTTTTCAAAACGCGCCGTCCGACCAGGGTCATGATCGACCCAAGCTGTAAGGGCCTCGCGGCGGCCTTCGACCCGAGGGTTCATGCCAGCGCGTTGAAGCTGTTGGCGACGGCAACCGATCCTGTGACCAACCCGGCAGCAGGCAGGGCTGAATGGGGCGAGCATATCAGCATGCCGCTTTTTGGCGGAAGGCCATGGATCGGCCACCCCTTTACGGAGGGCCAAACAAACCAGATTTCGTTCGATCGCATCCTGCGTGCGCGACCGACGTGGCTGGAAAATCTGGCGATGGGATATCGTCCCCAATCGGTTTTTCTGCACGTTCATCCCAATCCAAACGATCCAGGGCAGGTCAGCGGCTGGGACAAAACCCTCGGTATTCCAGTGATGGCGATCGACACGAAGGGGAGGATAAGCTGTGCCTTTTAGGAAGCTGTCGATAACACCGCGAGAGACGGTGGCGGCTATCATCATCGCAATACTTTTCGGTCTGCTGTGGTACAATTATAACCTGCGATGGGAAGCAGAGCGGCGCGTTACCTATTTTCCGGATGACATGCCCTTCATCGATCGCGCGGTCGATCTATGGGCGGTAGAGAACAACCAGCCCAAGAACCAGGTTTTGGAGGGGCGCTTTCCAATAGTGGTGCAGTTTCGGCAAGAGACCTGCGTTGTACTCGCGCTGAAGCTGTTCGCCGCGGTGGGCGGTGATCCGATCTACTGCTTCGATCCCAAGACGAGGAAATTGACGCGCGTGGATTTGAGTCATGCGCAGTAAAAAACGAAGGCCGGAGCCAATCCCCCCGATTTGGGCAGGAGCCTGATTCATCCTGCAAGCTGACCGCGAGCAGGACTTCGACACCGAATTCTATTTCCACCGATTTCGCGGAACCGCGACGGCGACGACGCCGCGCGGATCGCCGGCGCACGCCGCCATCTTGCCGGCCGCAAAAGGCCGATGCCCCACAGAAAGGATTTGAGCCGATGGGACTTTCCTCGAGCAAAACCAAGACGAAGAGCACCACCAGCTCCACCCCGCTCGACCAATATGCGCCCTACATCAATCGGGGTTTGTCGACCGCGCAGGGCACGCTGGACGCCAATCAGGGCAATTTGGCCAATATGAGCCAGAGCGCCTATGGCCTTTATGACGACCTTTCCAAGTCGATCGGAGCGGGCAACAGCTTCGTCGGCAATGCGCAGAATATGGCCGCCAACATTTATGGCGGCGGCCATCGCGACGCCAATCCGGGGTCGTCGACCTATGGCAGGCTGATGGCAGCCAACGATCCGTCGATCGGCATCCTGAGCGGGCTGGCGCGCGGATCAACATCGCCCGGAAATTATGAGGGAATCGGCGACGGCAATCCCGCGCTAGGTCTGCTCCAGAGTATGACAGCGCAGAGCGCCAATCACGACAGCGCACAATTCTACAAAGACACGCTCTCAGGAAAATATCTGAACGCAAACCCCTATCTGGATGCGATCGTCCGCCAAGCGGACGCCGCCGCGACCAAGGCGGTCAACCAGCGTTTCGGCGCATCAGGCATGGGTGGCGGGCTTTCGACCGCTTATGCGGACCTCTTGAGCCGCAACCTGGCCGATAGCGAGAATCGGCTGCGCTATGGCGCCTATAATGACGAGCTCGCCCGTATGGGCACGATAGGCGCGCAATCCGATTCCCAATATAATGCGACGCAGGACCGATCGCTTAGCGCGGCGTCGGGACTGGGCAACCTTTACAACCAGACGGGACAGCTTAAGCTGGCGGCGCAGCAGGCACGAGACCAGGCATTCAGCAACGATCGCGCGGCGCAATTGGCCGCGGGTCAGGCACTGGGCCAGCAGCAGACCGCCGATAATACGACTCAGCTCAATGCCGCCAGCGGCGCCGATGCGCAGTATAACCAGCAGATCGCGCAGCAATTGCAGGCGCTTGGCTTGGTGCCGGAGCTCGCCAACGCGCAATATGCGGGGGTTTCGCCGGCGCTCTCCGCGCTGCAGGCCGCAGCGTCCATCCCCTACACCGGGGTCAACCATTATGCCGATCTGGTGAACGGGTTGACCGGGAAATATGGCAACCAGACGACCAACAGCGTTACGAAAGAGAGCGGCAATATCGGACAGATGCTGAGCGGTCTTGCAGGCTCGGCGCTGTCGAGTTTCGTGGGGAGCCCCAGTTTCGGAAAGCTTCTCAAGATCTAGCGTCGAGTGCCACTGCCTTAGCAGATCGCGGCCCGCAGTTCCGTGGCTTAGGTCACCTCTCCCCGCATGGCGGCTTCGGCGGGCAAGGATGCCGATGGAACTCATCGCGCAGGTGCGCCTCTGAGGCTTCAAGTGAGCCAGCCTCCGTGCGGGCGCTCGTTTCTTCACTTCGATATCAGAAAGGATTGGCATGGCGAAGAATGCCGTGGCCGACTGGGACGTCGCGCCT